CTGTAAGATATTGCCGCCATTTGATTCGAGCGTTACAAGAGCCTCAGCCCTTTGTTGTTCGGAATACGCCATTTACTTGCCTTCGGTTAGTTTTAATCTCGCATCTAGTAGATCATCTACTTTACTTAGGTACTCTTGGCGTTTTTGATAAGTCAGGCGATTGCCATAACGATCTTCAAGTTTATCCCGATAATTTCTCAGAGCTTCATCAATATCGGCAAGGGTAACTTCTTCAATAGTAATAATCATTAGGCTCTCGTTACACGCCACCCAATTATAGAGAAGATACAGGAAAATGCCGTCAAATGCAAATTAGCGATAGCGAAGCCTTGGCTTTGGCTTGTGCCGTTTGTCGTAGGCATCTTGCAGATCATCTATTGAGTATAGATCATTTTTGCTTTGTAAGCGATCTGCTTCAATCCAGTTGTAGATGGTTCGAGTTGTAACCTTGAACAACAGGGATGCCTGCGTAACGCTAATTGACTTCATCTAGCATCCGACCTAGCAAACGCCACTTGGTTGAATCCCACGAAGTTCCACATTTACGGCAAATGATCTCAGATGTGCGGTCTAACTTTGATGGGTCAATCTTTAGGCTTGAATTGCACTTCTCGCCATCAATATCAGTAGGGCATTTGCCAATCGTAATTTCATCAGACTTATGCCCAAGCACATATTGAATCTTATGGGCAATGGTGATTATGTCCTTGGTTAATTCGTCAATCTCAGAATACTCAGAGAACGCCCAATTAGCGTGAGTCTTGATGTATGTGGTGGTCTTGGTGATCTTGTTGATTTCCTCGCCACGAAAGGTAATGCGAGTTTCTTTGCGCGTGATGCGCATTTGGGTTTCGTGCTTCATAAGTGGTCTGCTGATCCCGCCTGATCGTAGATGTAAAGTTTCAAGGCGCACCGGGATAGGAGAACCATCTCTAGAACTTTGAATACGCTCACCTTTGCTAACGCTAACGCTAGAAATCAGTTCAGTTTCTAGTTCGTAATAACGCGTAGGAAATTTGTCTAGTTGGCTTAAAGCATAATCCCAACAACCAGCGCAAACCATATAGTCATTTGTTCTGTGGCAGTTACTACACTTCATCTTCGAACTCCACAAAACAATTACATCCACCAATATCAAAATCATCAATCATTGATGGCTGATCTTCGTGCCTACGGCGTAATTCAATTAAAGGCAATGGTCGCTTAACGCCTTTAACAACCTCGCTCAATATAGCCACATCTTGCCCTATATGCTCACGCAATTCTTGTTCTTTAGTTTCCCAAGTTGCAAAACGCTCAGGCATTGTTTTTAATAGTTTTTTGAATTGTCCTTGCCCGGCTCTTACGCATCCTCCACCGCAATTATTGTGTGGAAATCCCATATCGTATAAGCGTGGAGTTTTTAAGCCTTCTCGTTGCGCCCATTCAATAAGTTGTTGTTTGTCGTAATAAGGTGGTTCAGATAAAGGTGCTTCTGCTTTGTAAGGCAAATAGTTTTTGACGATTGCAGGTAGCCGATGGGTTTCTGACCAATCTATTCCCACATAAATTACGCTATCTTCGGGATCAGCGTTTTCTTTTAACCATTTACGCGCAGGCCGTTGTTTTAATAATTTAGAACAATTAGCAATACGAGAATTGCCCAAAAAGTTTTGATCTTGAAATAATGTCCAAATATCTCTACCTTCATTTAAGTAAATATAATGACCGCCACCAATGTTTTTAATTGCATCGTCTATAAAACGGTAGGTATCTTCATCTTCGCCTATATGCGGTGAATCAGAACTGCCTTTTACATCGGCAAATACCAAATAAAGGTCATCAGTACCAAAGCGTTCAGCAACTATTTTTGCCGTAGCCCAAGAACCAATACCCCCCGAAAACATAACAATATGTTTCATTTTTTAAGTGATTGCCCCAAAGACTCTACGACTTCGCGTGAATAATAAACATTGCGACCTTTTTTCTCAGACCAATTCAATTTCTTACGAAACTGTAATTGATGCAGATAGTTAGGCTTGATGTTTAAGTATTCGCAAACCTCTTTGCTACTCATTAGTTCCATCCGTTACCCCAAACAGGTTCGTCTTGAACTACCTTAGGTTGCTTAAACGCATTAGCCTTAGGAACAATAGTTACAGAATCGGCTTTAATCTCTAATCCTGTTTTTTGTGTGCCATCTTTGGCCTGATATGACGATTGCTTAAATGCGCCATTTACTAAAACTTTATCGCCCTTTTTAATAGCATCAGCAATAACTTCGGCTTGCTTGCCTAGAACAGATACGCGAAACCAAATAGTTTCACCTTGTACCCACTCAGCACCCTTTTTCTCGCTTGGTGTGTAGCCAAGTGAAAACGAGGTAACGCCAAATGATCCATTCTTGCCGTCAAAGAATTTGATCTCAGGATCAGTTCCAACATTGCCAGTTACATTGATTGTTGCCATTTTAGCCTTCTATCTTTTCGTAGTTACCGTCTTGGGTTAATCTTACAACAGTTCCATCAGGTAGGTGTAAGGGATATTCATCGGGCTTACCGTAGGATGGGATCATATAGCCTTTGAGCGTTGCCTTCTGCGGATTCAAGTGAATCGAGTCTGTGCCTAAATTGTGGCATTTGTGATGGCATACGAGCAGGTTAGCCACTTCATCTTTACCACCGCGAGATTTTAATTTTCTATGATGCAGGGCAAAGTCATCACCCGGCAATCCACATACTTCGCAATAACCCTGAGCGCGAGCCAATACGGTTTCAGCAATTACTTTATCCATTTTTCCTGTTCCATAAATTGAAAAGGTGGTGCGGTGTATGGGTCTTTTTCTGCGGCTATCTTAAGCGCGGCTTCCATAGAAGCACCTGCTTTAATAGCACCCAAAGCCAAAGAACTACCGCTACCAATGCCATAACAACCATCAGCATCGAGGCAAACTGCAAAGTCATCGCTGAGATCAAATACTTCACCGCCGATTGCAATAAGAAAAGCGAACTTCGTTTCTTCGTCATCTTTATCATCCCACTTGTATTCGTTATCTTTGAAGCATTGCTTGAGCGATGGCACTACTTTAGAAATTACAAAATGATATAAATCTTTTTTATCATCAGCATTTGGTTTAGGTGGATTCCAAATATGTTGCGCAATATCGCAAGCCGCAGATTCGCCCGCGCCAGCTATCAAATACAAACCGCGTTCAGTTATCTTTGCCATCTTAGGATGCGTATATTTGCGAGTTGCAGTTACAAGGCTATCTGCGCCAATGACCACGCGATCAGGAAACTGTCTTGCAATTATGGTAGTGATGATTTGCTACCTTTCCTTAAATTGCATTGAGCGTGAGATGGGCGCACATTACTTAAATTATCTACCCCGCCTTTAGAAAGAGGAATTAGATGATCTATATGTAAGCCTAATTGCCAACCCTCTTTTGTAGAAACTCTAGGGGCGGTTAAGTCTATGGCTATCCCGCATATATGGCATAAAGAGCCATAAGTATCTAAAACTTGTTTATCTGTATAAGGTTCGTGGCCAATGCCAAGTTTTCTAGCGCGCCTTGCTCTATCGTGTTTTAGACCTCTTTGCGGATTTTTTTGATTATGCTTTTTGCGAATTTCTTTAATTCTTTCAGGGTGTGTTTTAGCCCAAGCATAAACGGTTTGCAAATATCGTTCTTTGTGTAAAGTTCTATCCTTTTCAATCATTTTTTTAACTTTATCAGGATTGTTTTTACGCCAAGCAATATAATAATTTTTATGTGCTAATTTACAAGCATCGCAAGGTTTTTCTTTGCGTTTGTAATGAGCGTTATAGCCAGTTCTTGTTCCGCACATAAATTTATCTTACACCATAAGCACAAAAGCCTCACCGAAGCGAGGCTTAAGGCAGACACCGAAAGTTAAGGCGTACTTTCGTAGAGGTCTTAACTGCGTTGCTTAATACTACCAAATGGTTGAGAGTGCGAGCGCAGTAATGCGTGGAGGCGCGCTACGCGCTCAAGCACTCTCTATTCGATAGGGAACGGCCTATCGAAACTTGATGACTCCCGATCGGTTGCGCCTTTCGGGTTATCGTCTAAGAACTCAGTAGTAATAATGCCTTTGCCAAAACGAAAGAGCCTCGCAAGGCGTTCTATAACGATCTCGAACATAGTTCAATCCTACCCGAACCTGCTCTTGAACGCTTGCGCTTGGATTTAGCCCTAAGCGTTGTGGAATTCCACCCGCATAAAACTTAACCCATTTTCCGTTTATCAGCATTTTTACTGCTTGATGGTTTTTGGCTTCCGGCCGCCAATTTGACTCGTTAGTCCAAAGTTGAACTAAGCAAACCCATTGAGCCTTTGAGTTCCATTTATATTTATGAAGTTGTGTTTGTGCGTAAAACTTTGCCGCCGTAGGCGTTCTAGCAACTATGAATTCTTTTGGTGCTATTGCTAGTGCCGGGGTTGCAAGCAAGTATCCAATCGCCAAAGCGACTACTACAAGGATACGAGCCTTGAACTTCAGCGCGAACCAATCGCCGCCGATCCTAGAGCCGTCATCGTGAGCCTCCATTGATTGTGTGAGTCATTTCTAACTCTCCTTTCGTTGGTGGGATAATTGTAGTGCAGGTTGAACATTGCGAGTCAATTTGACCCCAAGCCCCGCACGAAATACACCGCGCTATGTATGCATCATTCATAGCGAATCTAATCCGTGTTCAGCGTAGCCTTGAATATCTAACCACGAATCTTGATGATCGGGATTAACTGATATGCGTTGCAGTTTAAGCGCAATCATCATTTGCGCTACTTGATATTCAGATAACGAATATGGAAGATCAAGAATCAAACCCCACATCACGCCTATCTTGCGAAAGTTCTCTTTCGCATCGCCATATTGATTTTGGCGTTCTTCTAAGATTTGATTGATTCTTCTACTTGGACTCATTTCCACCATCCTTTAGATGATCCGTAACCATACAACGAATACAGATAACCAATAACTTCAACTATGGCTAAATAAATTACTATGGCTTTAATCATTACCACTCGATTCCAACATAGAACTTAATCAGATCAAGATCAAAACCCCATTTATCAATTCTCAAACCAATGCCAAATCCGTGTAATTTGCCAAAGTGTAAATAAGTTTTATTGCGCAAAGGCAATCTGATCTCAATCATTTAGAACCTCCCCATCCTCCACCGCGAAATACTGCGGGCGTTGCTTGAAATACTTTTTGCATTTCCTTACCGCATAGTGGGCAGTTAGGAATTATGTTGTCGTAAAACCCTTTTTGAATCTCAACCATAGATTTATCTGTTGCGCATCTAAATTCGTATGTTGGCATTAAAACATTCCAATCTGCTCAACAGTTGATGCAACCCAAACAATACATTCATTGCCATTTGTGTTTTGGCGTGTCTTGCCTGAATCGTAAATCATTCCATCTTTGGCAAGGCTAAGGCGTGTAGGACGCAAAGTATCTCCCGACATATTTAGACTTGCTTGCATCTCTTGATCTGTTGCACCGCGTTCTAAACAATCAAGAATAAATTGATAAACCTTGGCACGATTTGATCCGCGCTTTGGCTCAGCCTTTACCATTGCGGCTACTGATGTGGCTCTCATTTGTTATCTCCTAACGCTATTTGCGCGCAGGCATCTTGAACCATCAGGGCTACATTCTCAATTCCTAACTTAACCATTTTCTTACGATCTTGGGTAAGTGGCAATGCGCATATCTGATCGTAAATCTTTAATCGCAGTTGTGCTTCTAAAGTTGTAATAACTTGTTTAGCAATCTCATTGCCTTCGGGAGTATCAAGAATTAGTTGCCCATCCTTAATTTCCCAATGCTGACCCTTACAGAGTATTTTCGCCATCACTTGCCTCCCATTCCATTAGAACTATCAATAAGGTTGTTGTAACAACAGGAATTACGACTAACAAAAAGAACCACATTATTCGACCTCCTTTGTCCAACGGTATCCGCAGGCTTGGCATTTGACTTCACACGCGCCACCTTCGGCATCAAATTCTTTTTCTATTTCAACTTTGCAAGCCGGGCAATCGGTAATTACCAAGACTGTGTATGAGTCATAACCATTCATCGCCAGTCCTCGCTTAGATAGTTAGTAAGAATTGTCCATTGAGAAGTTGCAGTATCAAATACGGTTTGTGATTCGTATCCGTTGCTTGATAAAAAGTGTTGGCAAAATAGTGCATCTAAATATCTTTCACACCAATAAGCCATCTTCCAAGTAAATAGCGGCGCATCTTCAAAACGACCCTTTTGCTTAAACCAATCTTTACCCCATCGCATTGAGGTTGTATGCAGATAAGCAAAATCGTATTCAGTAATCGTAACTGTAATTTGTGCGCTCATTAGTTTGCCTCCCACGCTGAAATGGCTAACCAAGTTGGCCCCATTTTTTCTTCGGCTTTTTCTTGTGCAATTTCTGCATCTTCGGCATAAACGCGAATTGTCTTGTTTGTTTCAAGAGTTACTTCAAACCATTGTTTTTTAGCCATTACTTTGCCTCCACTAAATTTCTATGCTTTTCGACTTTTGCAAAATGAGTTTTTGGGGAATTGCCTTTGGTTTCAACTACAAACCCACAAGAGCAATAAGAACGCCATCCAATAGTTGTAACTGCATTTCTGCTTTTGTAAGAAAAACGAGTTACGCGATCTGAATTGTATTGAACAGGAATATGGTGAGTAGTCATTACTTTGCCTCCTCAAAAGTAAATTCATTTATTGCAAAATTAAAATTATCTAAATCAGCAATATAACCAATATGCACCGCTTCTAATTTATTTCCAATTTTCAAATCAGTATTATCTTCATTCCAAATAATTTCAGGTGCAACATAATATATTGCGTTCATTCCATTTTCAGAATACACACAATAATTACCATCTTGTGCTAAGCATTTTCCTAATTCACTTGCGTAAATTTTCTTTGTAGCCATTTTGTAACCTCCATTACTAGAACCGCCGTTCGGTTCATTGGTATAAAGATATACCTGCTGGATCGTGATTTATAGCATTTATGGCAAGTTTTGTGTTTTGTTATCAAATCGTTACAATCGAACAAATGTTCTAATTAGAGGCAGTCAAACCCATCGGTAATCTCAATATCTACGCCCGGATTATCTGCGTATTCCTTGCTTGCAAAGATTTGGACAATTTGGCTATCATCTGTATAAGCCGTGCCAGTCAAACCATCATTTACACCACGAATCAATTTGTCTAAATCAGGTGCAACGGTTGGATGATCTCGTTTTACAGTTTTTGGGCGTTTCAATCGAAAGCGCATAGAAATAATTATAGGGCTATCGATTGGTTTGCATCCG